CCCAGACACCGTGCCGCCCGGTGCTGCAGCGCCTCCGCTATAGGTGGACACCTCGTCAATCTTGACGTAGGCAACCGTGTAGGTGCCGACAGACCCGTAGGCGTTTGGAATCACCGCATCGGACCACGACAGAGACCCAGACCCGTTTGTGGTCAGGTGCTGGCCTGTCGTGCCATCAGCGCCGGGGAATGTGTAGGTCACCGTGTTGGCGGTAATCGTGCTGTCGAATGTCGCGGCCCCGGTGACGTCTAGCGTACCGGGTACGTCAATGTTGGAGGCCCACTCTACGCCAGTGCCAGCCGCATCCGTCTGTAGCAACTGGCGGGCAGACCCGTCCGCAAGCTTGCTAACGTCGATCTCGGCGGTGTTTGAGATGTCCGCGTTGACAATGGAGCCGGAGGCGATGCTCGTAGCAATGCTCGCGCCAGAGGTCAGGTCGCTCGACACAGACCCAGTGACATCGCCCGTCAGGGCAAACGTGCGGCTGGAGCTAAGCTTGGTCGCCGTGGCGGCATTGCCCGTCAGACTTCCAGTGACGTTGCCCGTCAGGTTTGCCGTGATCGTGCCCGCAGCGAAGTTGCCCGAGCCGTCGCGCTTGACCAGCGTGTTGGCCGTGTTGGTGCTGACCTCGGCGGTGCGGGGGCCGCTGAACTCTACAAACAGGACGCCGTTGCTGCCGTTGCTGCGAATAACGTAGGCGGCGGTCTGGTACTCCCCGGTTGTTGGGCGCGTGTTGGTAAACCACGACGTAATAGACCCGGGTCCAGTGCCGGCGTTGGGGTACAGACGGTCGCCCGCGGAGAAGCCCGAGGTGTCGATGTCCTCAATAAAGCCCGTGTTAATCGCATTGCCACGCGACCCGCTGGACAGGTCCTCCTTGGCGATTGCAAACGCAACGTCCGTGGAGGCCGTCAGGGGTGCAAGCTCAGGCAGATTCTGGCCGTTATTCCAGCCGGTGAGCTTTAGTACGTCGCCCTTGTAAAGGTTCGCGCTGGCGATGAACTCAAGCGTCACGGACTCCTCTGAGACCGCATGCCACCGGGTGCCGTCATCGTACCAGAGGATGTAGTTGCCCTTGTCCGCCGTAATCCACTTGCGGCCAGCTGTGCCTGCCGCAGGGCGCAGTGCCAGCGTCGAGGACTGGACGTGGATCCCCGTGTCCGAGTCGTGGTTGTTGTAGGACGTACGGATCGTGTTGTCGTTCGCCCGCACCTCGTCCGCATCAATCGGGGAGGTCCCGTTCTGCGGTGAGGTAAACGTCGAGATGGTGTGACTGCCAACCTGCGTTGCCATTATCGTCTCCCGAGGGCAAATGCCTCAATCTGAAAGCTGCTCACGACAGGCAATGCCTGACCGCTGTCCACAAAACTCACGTCGATGTAGTACCCGCTACCGCCCATGGGAATGCGGTACGACACCTTGCCGCCACCGCCCCAAGTGCCTGTGCCCCAAGAGGTTCCAAAGCCACCCCATGTAGACGAGGTGCTGGCCGGCAACTCGAACGAATTAATGTACTGGCCCGTTCGCCACTCGACCTTGGCCTGATCTGAACCAGCGAGGTCCACTTGCAGGTAGCCCCAGCGCAACGACTTGGACAGCGCCTGGTCGCCGCAGTACAACCGATGGAAGCGGGCCTCCATGGCGTACCTCTCGCCGCCAGTGCCGTCTGCGTTCAGGTTATCCACAAACACGTTGGGCGCGTCCACGATGGACACATAGCCGCTGTCGTCGCCCCTAAGCACGATGGGAAGCTCGTTGGAGTCGTAGGCCTCCCAGAGGGCCGTCGTGGCCGGAGAGACCCAGCCAGTGTCCCACGGACCCGTCCAAGCGTTCAGGGTCGTGTGATAGACGTAGAGTCCGTAGTTCGGAACGGAGATCAAGATCTCGCGGGTAGCCCGGTTGAGGACCGCCCGAATGTTGCCGAAGTCGCTCGCGCTCAACTGGCGGATCAGGGGCAGCAACGGATCCGGGGTGTCCTGCGATGAGACAGGGGCGACCTCCGACTCGTTGCATCGGTAGAGCCCACGCTCTGACACGAAATATGCAACGTTCTCAACAGCAACAATGCTACCGGCAGAGATCGTCCCAACGTCCGACGAGACACCCTCGGGCTGCACCTGAATGTCCGACTGCCCATACCCAGTCAGGCGGCTGATGCCCTGACGGTGGAAGATCAGCAGCGAGGTGTTGATGCTCGCAAGCCCAATGACCGTCTCGTCCCCGAACGTCCTGATGATGATCTCACCGCCACCAGACCCGCCGTTGCCGAGCGTGTCCCCGTTGTTTAGGGCCGAGTAGAAGATGCTCTGGGGATTCACGCCACAACCACACGACCACAGCCGCTCGTTGTGGACCACGATCTTCTTGCTGCCGATGGTGCCTGCAATGTCCGTGGTTAGGGTGGTACCGTCCCACTTGTTCAGCAGGCCGCCGTCCCCGATGTAGACCACATCGTTGCCGCCGGAGTCCCGAAAGCGTGCAAAGTATGGCGTCTCCGTGCTCGACAGTGTGCCGGACTCTGCGGTCCATGTCCACGGCAGACTGCCATATGCAGACGTGTACAGCGTAGACCCGGCGACGGCGAGGAACTCAATGCCGCCGCTGTCTTTGCGCCAAGCGAAGCCGTTCCTAACGCCGCCCGTACCCGATAGGGCCGCAGCGGTCCGCTGGGTGCCACCACGCTTCTGGATAGCACCGAACTCCGTAAGACGTGCGTTGGTCGCCCTACGAAGCTGGTTGGGCAGCAACACCTCGTCCGACGAGATGCTGTTCAACCCGCCGTCCATGCGGGGCTGAGAGTCGGCTACGCGCTCCCTCATCCGCTCGCCCAGTCAGACTTGGTGTCTGGGTAGGCCATCCGGGTCGGGTCAATCGTGCGCCGACGGATGTCATCGAGCAGGGACTCGCGCTCCTGCCTTGCAAGCTGCTTGAGGTCCACAGCCGCAGAGGTCTCCGCGCCACCCTTCAGCAGAAGCTGGGCAGCGGCCTCCCACACAATGATCAGGTGGGTGTTGGCCGGAAACTCGAACACAGATTCGCCGCCGTTCAGGTCGGACAGCGCAGTCGGCTTGTGGTTGACCGCCACCGTCATGCTCCTTGACGATTCGGCAGGCAGGATCTGCACGTCGTTGCCCACGATGTAATACAGCTTCGGGTGCGACGGCAGGTAATTGGTCGTGGTCGCAAGCGGCACATCCTGAAAGCGCGTGAGCTGGTACAGATAGTTGCCATCGCTGACGGACAGGATCCGGTACCAGTTCTCTTGGCTGTCGCCACCGCCGCTGCTCAGGCTGTCAAGCGAGAACTTGCCGTTACTGTCAGTGGTCACCGTCCGGCTGGCAAACCTGTAGTAAGGCGCAGCGTTCAGGATGTTGGACCACTCGGACTCGAAGACAGAGTTGAGCACGGTCAGGATCAGATCGTCTGACCATCTGGACGACCCTACGGCGTCCATATACTCCCTCGTCTCCGAGACGAGATTATCGCGAGTTACGGTCGCCATCTATTCCTCAGAGGTACTTGGACTTAGCTGCCGGCTTCTTCTTGCGGGTGGTCTTCTTCGGCGCTGCCTCGGCCTTGATGTCCGCCTTCACCTCGACCTGCGGCTTCACACCGCCAGCCTTCGAGGGGTCCGGGGAGTCGAGAACCTCTGCAATCGCCTGCTCCGCCGCGGCTTGTGCGGGCGCCTCGTTGAACTTGTTGATGCGGTCCAAGAGACCCTGCACATCCTCTCGCGGAAACTCGCGGAAGACCTTGGCGACATACGCAGGGGCCTCGTCAACGCCACAGTCGAGCGGGAGGTACCCAATGATGTCGATATCGTCTGAGGGGTTGATGGCCCCCTGCTGGATCATCTCGCGCCGACGGTCGTCGTCAGCCCAAGCAAACGTGATCGCCCAGTGGTTGCCGGCGGCCTTAACGAAGCGGAGATCCAGACGCGGATGAATGGCCTGAAGCCGCCGCCGGATTTCCGGCGACGGCTCAGGTGCACCCATCGAGTTGAGAATAACAGTCATTATTCCAGAACGAAGAGTTCGGTGTTGACGTAGAGGTCCACCGCCGCAGTGTCCACCGTGCTGGCGGCAGTCACCACAAACTGAAGGGTGTCTCCATCGTCGAGGGTGC